TCGCCCGCGCCAATCGTGGTGCTCGACAGGTTGATGTCGTTGCCCGACGTGCCGACCGTGGCGGTGAGCATGACCTCGGCGTCGCTGTCCTCGAAGGTCGCCTTCGTCACCGCAGAGGCGTTGCCCGTCGCGGACGTGTCGGACGTGATCGCACTCGCAGTCGCAACGCCCGTCGCCGCCCCGCCGAACGCCGGGTCGCTGAAGGTCAGCGTCGCCACCTCAGTATCGCCAGCCGTGCGGAACACGAGCAGGCCCGCGCCCGCGCCCTCGTCCATCAGGTCCACCACCGCATCGCAGGCCGCGTTACGGGCTTTGGTGCTCAGAGTTGCCATCGTCTATCTCCTCGAATGAATTACCGTTCAGGCGGAACCCCCGCGCAGCGAGCGCGTGTTCCACCCATGTCCTTTGTGCCGGGGTCAGCTTCTCCACCCAGCCATCATCAATGGCGGGCCGACCATTGGCCCGCCAGACGATGCCGACGCCAGTGGCTTTAGGCTCAGGCTTCATGCCGAGGCAGGGTCGCTGCCAGTCACAGGATCCGCCGCGCCGCTCGTGGTGAGTTCGGAAGTCCAGCTTGCCGTGCTGTCATCCTCCTTCGTGACCGTGAGCGTGGTGCCACTGATGCTCCACTTGTTGCGCAGGAACCGCAGCGCCTGCCGCACGGTGCGAACCGTGGCGGAACCCGAGTCGGTGCCGGTGCCGAGGTTGCGGTTCAAGAGCTGGTCCGCGAACTGCTCGCCAACGTCATCAGCCACCTTCGCGGCGGTCAGGGCGTCGGCGTTGATCGATGTTGCGGTAATCGCATTGGCGGCCGTCGAGATCATCGTCGCGTCCACCTGGCCCGCCGTGGTGTAGGTGATCTGGTTCGTGAACACTTGCACCGTGACCGGAATCGCGCCAGTGCCGGAGAACGTGAATGCGAGCAGCGCCCCGTTCGTCTCGGCCTGTGCCGGGGCGTAGGTGTGATAGCCCCCGCCCTCGTGAGTACAGGCACCCGAGCCAACCGAACCCGTGGCCTGCGTGCCTGCGTCAACGGTCACGGCGACGGTGACTGAGCCCGTGAAGGCCGTACCGTCCGCAGCCGTAATCATCTGCGCGCCGATCTTCTGGCCCGCCGTGTTCAGCTTCATTGGATCACCTGATTGATGTATTGAGCCATTGCTTGCGGGACGATGGAGCCGTCTGCGGCTTCGCGGACCTCAAGCATGATGCCGAGGCTGGTATCAGCCACATCGGAAGTCATTGTCACGTTGCCAACGGCGCCAGCGGAAGCGATTGCCTTGTAACCGCCCTTGATTTGCGCGTAACGGTTAAGCGCGAGCGCCGCGAGTTGCGTGAACGAGTTTGACGGCGTGCCGAGCGAACCTATGATGTTGTTCCCGCCGCCAGCGATTAAGGCAATCGCCCACGAGTTTGCATTGGCCGTCGTGATCTCGTTGCACGTCCACGTCACATCGGAAGTTGAATCAGTATTCGTTCCGGGCGTTCCGGCGATTGAGTCCGACTGATGCACGCCTGTTAGCGCAAACACCAGCAGCGCCATTGAATCCTCGTTCCCGCCGGTCGTGAAGTTCCAAGACGTGCCTTCGCTGCCGCTGGCAATCTTTTCGTACACCAGCAACCGAGACCAGTTGCCAGAAACGCTCGCGGTTGATGAGAGGGAGTGCGGGGCGGTCACGGTCTGGTGCCCGCCGCTGGAGGCAGGGGACGTAACCAATGCGGCGATCACCAAATCGCCAGCCTGCGGGGCGCTGCTCATCGTGGCTGTCACGCTGGCAACTGCTGGCCCAGCGGTAACGCCAGTCGCCGTCGTGCCGGATCTGAGATCAATCGCCATTATTCCACCGTCACTTCGTGGCCGCTGCTGTTCACGAGCGTTCCATCCGAGTCAATCACGTACAGGTAAGCCGTCCCGGTTCGCGCGCCCTTGTTCGCTGTGACGGTGATCGACGTGCTTGACCACGACGTTACCGGCTGCATTTCAAATCCAGTGCAAGCGGCATACGTTGACGCATTGCCGAGCAACACCCGCGCGAAGGAGTTGTCCCAGTAGATACAGTCAATGTTCCACGTCAGCGAAGGCGGGGAAACGCCGCCGCCATCCCAGCCGATCAGCCAGAAAATATTAGGGTCGAAGTCGCTATCGGCATCCCAGTCGTAATCCGTTACTGTCGAGTTGTTGACCTTGATAACGTAGTTGTGATTCGCCGTGTCAAACCAGACTTCGCAGAAGTTCCATGCCGCGCCGGTCATGCCCGAGCCATGCCAACTCACCGCCGCGTAATCGTCGTATCCGCCGTCCGAGACGTTCGCATTCACCGCGTCGTAGATGATGCTCTGCTGCTGCGTCCACGAGAATGTCATGTTCGTCAACGAGCGCGAATCGCTCATGCGGAGGAACTTTGACGAGTGCTCCCCTCCAGGAATACTGGTCGAAGGCCGGAACCACCACGACACATAAACCTTGCCGGTCTTCGTCTTCGATCGCGTTTCGTTTTCCAGCGTTGCGCCAGAACTGGTCGCGGTGTAGGTCGGCTTGGAGTTCGCCCGCGTCGTCCCTGTCGAGAACTTCACTCGGTCGTTATAGTTGACCTCCCATACCTCGCCGCTTCCGTCTGGAACGGTCGCGCCGTCCGTGATCGTCCCGTAGTCGCTGTTGGTGATGTTGTCCCACAGGATCGGCGCAGCAGTCGTCTTCGTACCGAATCCACTGCCGGTAATGACGTAGGATTCGCCGTCCACGAAATCCCCGGCTACGCCATCGTCCACCGTCACCGTCCCGCTCACCGTCACTTCGCCCAGCGTGATCGCGCCGCTGCCCGTCACCAGCCCTTCATTCGTGGCATTGATGACGATGGTGCCGATCCGCCCCGACTGCCCCGAGGCCCACGTCGGCAGGGACCACGAGAAGTCCGCGCCTTCAAAGCCGAACGTGCCCCTGATCCATGCCGAGCCGGACTCGAAGCGCAGCGTCCACCCCGGCCCCGGCGTACCCGAGGACGTGACCGCAAACGATGTGACCTCGCCCGTCGTCAGGACGTTGCTTGAACGAGTCGCCCACGGGGCCGCCATCGTCCCCGACCCCATCTCGGTCACGCCGTCATAGACCGTGATCGTGACGGGATCGGTGAGCGCGTCGAGTACAGCCTGTGCGCGGTCCGCGAGCGTGGACTCGGCGAGATAGGCTGCGCGGGTGGTGGAGTCGAGGGTGATCACAATTGCCCTAGCAGTTGTTCGAGAACGCGCACGCTCGCGCGCTGTCGGCCCGCGACGAGTTCAGGCTGCAATCGTTCGATCTCAATGCGCGCACGCTGCGCCTCTATAGCAGCCTCGGTTGCGCGCTGTCTTGCACTGGCGGCTTTTTGTTCGCTCGCCATCATCGCCGCCACCTGCCCCGCGGTGAGTTGCCGCGGCGTCTCGACGGCGAGCGCGGGCGGTAGCTCGCCGGCCAGCGTGCGGCGAATGCTGCGCTCCATCGCCCGCTCGCGAGCCATTGCGTCCACGGCCTGGCGGCGCTGCCAGCCGGGATGCTTGACCGCGCGGCGGCGCAGCGGCGCACCCGCCACGTCCAGCGATTCGGCCACCTGCCAGAGCAGGTTCAGGCTCGTCGTGACTGAGCCCCCGCGCTGCCAGAGCAGCGTCAGGTCTTGTTCGACGCTCGAGCCGGCCTCGGTGATAACCTGCCAGGTGAGCGCAAGATCCGACTCGACGGCCGTGATCGGGTCCGCGTCCACCTGCCATAACAGCGACAGATCGGCCGTCACCCCGCCGTTCACCTGCCAGACGATCGCCAGGTCGCGCTCGACCGAATCGAACACGTCCGCCGAGCCGTTGATGACGCCTTCGGTCGTGCCCGTGAGGCTCGTCCAGTTGAGCGAGCCGCCCGACAGCCGTGGTGCCCACCGGACCGCCATTACGCTGCCGTGTTGGCCTTGACGCGGATCGTGGCCGTGTCATTCGCAAAGGCGACCGTGGTCGCGCTCACGGTGCGCTTGAGCCAGACCCCGTGCGCTTCACCGGGGGCGAGATCGCCAATCGTGAGTGCGTTCGCCTCGTCCTCGGCGTCATCGAACGTCGGACCCGTGGGCGCCGTGCCCTCATTGGCGATCGTCTCGATGGTGTTCGCGACCCCTTCATCGGCGAGTGCGATCTGGATGGCCGTCGAAGTGGCGATCGTGTTCGCGGCGATCCAGACCTTGACCGCATAGGCCGTGTCGGTCGCATTCGTGTTCTTGACGAAAAAGCCCCGATACTCGCTCTCGCCCGCAGCCGCCTCGGCCGTGCCGATGTCATCGATCAGGTTCGAGCTGGCCTGCGTGGTGGAAATCGCCCCGCCGAGCGCGGCATCGGGGTCGGTGTTCGATCCGCCGCCGGAGAGATAGAACTTCAGGTCGGTCGCGACGATTGCCATTTAAACCTCGATCACGGTCGCGGCGCCTTCGCCCACGGTCCCGTCGGTGGAGTTGTAAGCGAACACAATCGGCGTATCCGATACGCCGAGCGTGCCGCCGTTCGGGATGATGTCCTCGGCAGGGATCAGCAGCACCGCTTCGCCCGCCTCGAGGTCGGCATCGAACGCCTGCCCAGTGAACTCGCCAATAACAGTATCGCGCGCGGCGTTAAGCACCACGCCCTCGACCCCCGTCGCGCTCGCCGCATTGGCGCTCGCGAGCAGTTTGACCGCGAGCGCGGCCGTGGCCGCATTGAGTGCGATCACGATGGCCGCATTCACCGCACCACTACCGCCAGACTTCGTGACCGTGCCGGCGCTGATGTTCGTTGCGGTCGTCTGAATCTGGCAGTACGCCGCGAACGAGTGATCGCCGCCGAGCGTCGTCTCCCATTCGCCTATTTTCGTGAATCCGGCCGGGGTACTGAATGTCAGCGCCCCGCTCGCGAGATCGTCGTTGTGTGAAACCAGTAGCAGGACGGCGCAGTTGTCGTCGCTGACCGTGAGGGCCGGGTATTCAATCGTCAGGTCGACGTTGTCCCCGCTTTGCGAGCTTGTGGCGTGGACCGCGCTCGCGATGGGCGAGTACGCCCCACCCAGCGCGATCATAATGGCCGAATGGCTGTTGGCGTTCCCGGTAATGTCGATCTGCGGATCGGTCTCCGATCCGTCGTGGATCTTGCCGAGGATAGTCAGGCGCCGCGAGGTCGAGCCGACGACGGTCGCGAGTTCGCTGTACTCGGCCGCTGAGTCGGCAACGGTGCCGTCCGCCTTGAGGGCGTCGAGCACGAGCAGCGTATCGCCCGCGTTGGCGCCCGCGGGCAGGCCGGGCGTGACGCTGGCGGCGTTCGCGTGTGCTGCGGTGCCGGCGGCGACGTAGGTGATTGCCATCAGCGTGGCGCCACGTCAGCGCGGACGCCGGCGGGCACGATGCGCAACTGGCGACCCGCCCAGCGCACCGTATCCCCGACCGAGCCCTGGCCGCTGTACTCGAACAGCGTGTGGTATTGGCCCCATTTCACGTGCGGGATGCGGCCATTGGTGGACGGCGGCGGGTGACAGTTGCCGCCCGACCAGTCGAAGCGCGGCGAGCCGTCGGCGTCGGCATCGACCCAGACGCGCAGCCGGCCGTTGCCGCCCTCCGCGTTCGTCTTGTAGCACCAGCGGGCGGCGATCACGATGTCATACCACTGCCCGACAGTGAGCGGTGAAATCAGGTCCGTGTAGCGGTTGCCGCCGGTCTCGATGTTCGCTTCCTGGTAGACCTGAATCCTCGGGGTCGCTGTCGTACCAGTAATCAGCAGGGCGAATATCGGGTCCTGGCCCGCGCCGCCCTCGGTGTTGTGGAACTGCCAGCAGTAGCCGGTGACGAGCGCGCCCGCGAAGGTCAGTTCCTCGATGCGGAATCGCCAGCCATACCACATTTCCGGCGCCCGACCATTGACATCGAAGTAGCGATCGAACAGGGCCGGATAACTGCCCTTAAGCTCGGCACGATACGAGTCGATGCCCGGATATGCGCCACTCGGCAGGCTCGCGACCGTCTTTGTAATTCGTGTTCGGAACTGCCGTTCGCTCTCGAATGCGGCGATTGATGTTTCCATCATCCCAGCAATGCTGCCGCTGTCGATGTTGCCGTCGATATGGTGCCGCCAGTAACGTACCCCATCTCGATAAAGGCCAGCAGACGACACCACTCCCAAGTCGTAATCGGTCCACGGTTCTTCCAACAGCAGCGCCGCATCCGATACCGTCACCGCGCACGTCGCGCTCGCCGTCAAGATGCCGTCGCTGGCCGTCACGGTGACATTGCCCGAGGTGCCCGCGGCGCTCGCCGGGATCGTCACGAGGCCGGACTGGTTCACGGTCACGCCGGACGTGTACGCCGACACGCTGTAGATCACCGTGGCGCCCTCGGGGTCTACCGCCGTGAACTGGATCGTGCCGCCCGTCGCGGCAATGCTGGCCGTGGTCGGTGCGACCGTGAATGCCGGCGCCGCGTTGCCCGTGCAGACGATCGTGGCCGTGCCGATGGTGCCAGTCTGTGCCGCCTCCCAGCTTGCGAGCGACCAGGTGAAGTCCTGCGAGCTTGCACTCAGGCCGAACGATCCCCGCGCCCACCGTGAGGCGTCCGAGTTCTCGAAGCGGATATACCAGTTCGCGTCAGGCGTGGCCGTAGTGCCGACCGTGAAGCTCGACACCTCACCGATCAGGACCGATCCGCCCGAAGCCGTGGCCCAGGGTGCCGCCATCGTGCCGGTGCCCATAACGGCATCGGCGCCGTTGTAGACCGCGACGGTGATCGTGCCCGTCAGGCTCGCCACGATCGCCGTGGCGCGGCTCGCAGCCGTGGTGACTGCGTCGTAGGCGGCCTTCGTGGTGGCGTCGAACGTGGCGCTCATACGTGCAGCACGCCGCTGATCTCGCCCGTCGCGAGGGTCACGTCCTCACCGATCACCTCGACGCGCACCGTGGGGTAATAGAGCACGTACTGCCCCGGCCCCTGCTTGGCGCAGGACTCGATCGCCTCGCGCTCGAGCCGGTGACGCGAGAGGATCACGCCATCGCGCGTGACCTCGATGTAGCCGTTGGCGGTGAATTCGATCACTGCACTCTCGACGTGGCGCCCTTGATGCGCCCGTCGGCCCCCTTCTCGAACGTCACGGCCTTCGGCCGCTCAACCGCGGCAATGACGGCCTGCATCCCGCTCGAGAACACCTCGGCCAGCCGCTCGAACGCCTGTGCCTGCTGCGCGCCGATCGCCTCGACGGCCGCCACGGTCGGGGCGGCCACATTGGCCCCGGCCTGCGCCAGTTCCGGCACCGGAACCGGAGTGAGCTTCGCGCCCCGCGGCACGCCATCGCGGCCCATGTCGAAGGCCACCTGTTTGGGTGCCTGCACGGCCGCGATGACGGCCTGGAACCCCTCCCGCACGCCCTCGAGCGTCTGCACGACCCCTTCCGTGGTCTGCATCGCGGGGACCATCTGCAACGCCTCCACGGCGCCGGTAAGCTGCTGCAGGAGCATCTGCTGCTGCTGCGCGATCTGCTGCAAGCCCATCTCGGCGCCCTGCGCGACCTGCCCGACCTGCTGCAGCGCGCCCTGGATCTGCTGGTCGTATTGCGTGAGCGCGGCCTGCTGCTGCTCCTGCGCGATCTGCGCCTGCGCGCCCTTCGCACTCTCCTGCTTGATCATGCCCATGACCTCCTGCGCGAATTGCTGCTGCACCTGCTGCGGCACCTCGTCGCCGGTCATCGCTTCGATGCTGTCCTCGACCGCGTGGCCCATGCGTGCTCTGCGGACCACCGCGAGGCTGATCGACTTCGCCACGTCGATCGGCAAGCCCTGCGGCACGCCGGCCATGATCGTCCCCACGGCCGTGATGACCTCGTTCATCCCCTCCATGTCGCGCTCGATCGTCTCCGCGACCGTCGAATCGCTCTCCACGTCCACGCGATACTGGCGCAGCGCGTCGGAGCGCATCACCTGCAGCAATTGCTCCCACGTCGGCTTGGACAGCGCCTCCACGACCTCGGGCGGCGGCTGCTGGCCGGCCATCTGCGCCTGCTGTGCAATCGCCTGCGCCTGCTGCTGCGCCTGCTGGGTCGGGAACTGCAGGTTCGTCGCAGCGGCCAGCGTCTCGGGCCGGAACCGCTCGGCAATCACTTCGGCCTGCAACCGGAACACGTCGCGGATCGTGCGGGCAATCTCGCGCTGCAACCGCTGCAGGCGCATCGAGCCCCATTTCGACTTCAACTGCTGTGCGGCGGCCGTCTCGTTCGCGTCGGTGCTGCCGCGGATGATGTCCGACAGCCCCGTGATCTCGTAGATCGACTGCTTGATCTGATCGCGCGCGGCGTAGAGATGCTGTAGCACCTGTGCGAGCTTCTCGATCGGCAGCGTCCAGATCGCCTTGTCCAATCCACCCACGCTCGCGATCTCGCTGATGTTCGCGACCGGGATCATCTCGTTATCCCCGGCGCCGAGGATGTTGGCGATCTCACCCAAGTTCGCGCTGTACGCACCGCGCACCTTGAGCGCATCCACGATCTTGTTGATGCGCGCCGATACCTTGTCGAGTTCCTTCGCCTGCTCCTCGTACATGCGATACAGCGGCACCGGCAGCAACGTGCGGGTGTCCTTGATCGCGTAGGCGGGGCGCGGGCTGGGGTAGAAGTCCACCAGGCTCAACGGGTCGGGCACTTCCTGCAACGGGCCGGCGGCATAGCTCGGCGCCACGAACAGCACGCGGCGCTGGTCGCGGTCCCAAATCTCCCACACCTCGACGGTCTTGAAAATCTCCCGCGTCGTGCGGTCGTCGCTGATCGCGGCGTGGTCCTTGCCCTCGCTGTAGGTCAACGCCTGTGCAATCTCAGGCCCGAACTTCTCCGCCGCCATTTCCTGCGTGAAGTCGTGCCGGTACGCGATCCACGGCACTTCCTCCCAGCGCTTGCCGGGGCCGTGCCTGAAGTCATCCCACTGCACCGCTTCACAGCGCACTTCCTCGCTCGTCAACCGCTCGGCCGGTTCCTGCACGTCGTCGGGTGCGCCCTCAGCGGCCTCCATCGGCTGCTGCGGCACGGGTGCGAACTTCGGCTCGTACTTGATGCGGATGACGCCCCGCCCCGTCACCAGCATGTCGAGCGCGAACGCCTCGGCCTGATCGTCGAAGTCGTAGGCGTCGGTCTGCGCCGAGAGCGTGCGCTCGATCACGAGGCTCACGGCCTTGCCCACCGGATCCTCGTCGCGGAAGCGGCGCCGCACGTCGGGCTGTGGTGTCGAGTTGTAGATCGCCGGGAGCAGCGTCTCGGTGTTGCTCCAGAAGATGTTGAAGGCGTGCGCTTTCTTGCGGCCGCCCTCGTACATGTCCCAGAGCTTTTTGCTTTCCTCGCGCCAGTCCTTCTCGGTGCGCTCGGCAATCGACAGTTCCGCCAGCCATCTTCGGACCTTGCCCTGCGGGGTCCGCTCAATTTCCGCGGGCGTGGTGAGGGTCAGTGCTTCGTCGGTCATTCCTCACCTATCCGCGCACGGCGGCGCTGCGCAATGATTTCGCTCACGGTCATCTGCGTCGATTTCGCGAACCGCACCGGCTTGGGCTTCGATTCGGCGCGCACCCACGGGCGGGCCATTACGCTATAACGTGTTTGGTCTGCCGCGTGATCCTCACCGTCGCTGTCGCAATCTTCAGGTCGCGCGTCGTCGTGCTGCAAGGCCGGCAGCGTGCGGATCAAATGCACGCAGGTATCGAAAAAGTAGATCATCGGCCGGCCGGTCTCTTCGTCACCGACCAGTCGCGAGCGCAGCATGTCCCAGCCACCGCTCGCCCCGCGCTTGCCGATCCGGGAATTGTCGGCGCGTTGAAAGAACACTCCGCGCTTCGACATTCGCTCGGCCAGCGACGGGCCGCCGTCCTCGGCAAATGCGGCCGGGTCGATGACCGAGTAGTCGATCTTCTCCCCCGGCTCTTCTCGGTCGCGGATGCCGTCTGCCACTTGTTCGGCCGTGAGTTTCAGACCGACGTTCGGCTGTCCTGGCTGCATTCCATACCACTCGCGGTATTGCACCAGCGCGCCGCGCGGGATCTCGTTGAACTCGCCATCGGACACGGCGTACCAGCCGACCGAGAACGGCTTGGCCGATCCCCAGTCCATGCTCCGCAGCCTGAGCCAGTGCTTCGGAATCGCGAACGGCTTGATGACGTGCCGCTCGGTACTGAACTCGCTGAAGAATGCCCCGGCGACCACGTTCCAGTCACCCTCTTCCATCGCCTTGACGAGCGCGGGCGCGCCGAGGCCACGCAGGCGAGCGCGGTACTGCGGGTCGTCGGTTGCCATGCTCGGGTTATCTTCGAGCCGCGCCGGGATGAACTGCCGCAGCATCCCACCCTCTTCGTCGGGCGTCTGCCACGCCTCGAGCGGGGTGCGGTTGTCGATGAATGCCGCCTTGACCCAGTGATGCCCGATGTTGCCGGGATTGCTCGACGCCAGCACGCGCGGGAATTTCCCGATGAGGTTGTCTGGCAGGTTCAGTCCCACGGCGCGAACCCGCGAGCGCAGGAAGCGGTAGATGACATCGGTGAACGTCGTGAGTTCATCGATGAGCAGCAGGTGGATCTCGGCGCCGAGGTACTTGAAGCGGTCCTTCTCGTCCTTGCAGTGGCAGAGATAAATCTTGCTGCCGTTCCAGAATCGGATTTCGTCCTCGAGGATGCTGACCAGTCCCTTGAGTTGCCACGGCGCGAGCATGGCGCGCAGCCCCTTCGGGCCTTCGATGTGGTTCTTGACGAGATCTTCGCTGATGCGCCGGAACAGATAGCACTGCAGGCCCGGTATCTGAGCGCACCAGGTGACGGCCGAAACGCGCATGAGGTGGCTTTTCCCACCCTAACCTCCAGCCGCGCCGCCATACAGAATCTCTGTGGCGTGCGACTGGAAGGCTCTCCCTTGTTTTCTATGCAGCGTGAAGTTCAGTTCCACGGGTCCACCGCCTGTGAGGCTCGCCAACGCGGATTCGCCCGCTATTGCCCGTCTGCGCTGCATACGACGGGATGCCCTCGTGGTGACGACGGCGCATGATCGTTCTTTTGCTTACTCCGTATTCGGCGGCGAGTTTGTAATCGGGCATCGTCCCGAGGCGCGCAAGACAGGACGCCGGCAGTTCTACCGGCTGGAACTGGTTTGCCTCGATGCGGGGCGGCGGCGTGTTCCGCGATCGGTCGAACGATGCCGGGATGCCGAGGCTGTCGCGGTAATACGCAACCGCCTTGCGTGTCACGCCGAGCGATTCAGCGATGCGCGAATCCGCCACCGTTCCGAGTTGGTCGATGACGGCCTGCGACAGACCTCCAAGCCTGTTTTGAGAGCCGCCACCGCCGGCAGCCTTGGCGTTGTAGAGGCCGGTGAAGGATGCCATCCAGCGGCGTTCGGCCTCGCGCCAGTCTCCGGTGCATTCCTCGAGCAGTTCGATTCGCGGCGGCGCGCCAGATTCCACCAGCCCGCAAAGCCACGCGGCCTTTCCGCTGTGCTTGGGCCTCCCCCGCCTGGCGGCGTTGATGTGATCGGCAAGCCGGCGAGGCAGAGACAGCATGGTCTGCCCGACGTAGCAAACGACCCCGGTTACGGGATCGATCAGGGCGTAAATCTTATGAACCGGAGATCGTGACATTGACGACCGCCTTGAGCGCGTTGCCATCCGGGTCTGCGTGCTTGTGCAAGGTGGCGTCACCGTACTTTTTCGGTTTCAGCTTGGCCGCGACCCATTTGCGGGCATCGACTCGCAGCCTGTCGCGGTTCGCGTCACCCGAAACATCGTCAGCGATTTCGACGATCTCTTGCGCGAGAACGTCCGCTGATTCCTCTCTGGCCCTCGCGTACTGGTCACGAAATGCCTCATCCTGAGACAGCCAACGAAGGATCGTCGTCTTTGCCGGCATCCCATCGTCAGCCTCGATCGCGCGCAAGGACTCACCGATTGCAATACGCGCGCAGATGTTGGCGCCCAATTCAGGCGTAAAGATGCTCGGGCGTCCCACGGGGGTTATGTAGCGCAATCGTCAGGCGGTGGACAGCCCAAAAAGTGTTCCTGCGCACGCCTGCGCCTGAGTTCGTAGGCACGCTCGACGCGGCGGATGGTGGTGATGGACACCCCGAACTCGTGGGCGAGCGCCTTGAGGGTGCAGAGGCGTCTGAGGCGCACGCGCTCGAGGATGACGGCTTCCTGCTCGGGGGTGAGGCGCTTGGAGGTCATCGAATCGCTCCAATGGCCTGCAGGGCTTCCTCGGGCGTCCTGACGACGTACACCGGCAGGCCCTTGCGCTGGCACTCGGCAATCGTCTCGGTCTGCGTGGCGCGGTCCTTGCGGGGTTTACGCTCCCCTTCCCGCTTGACCTCGAGCAGCACGAACCGGCCGTGGAGGCCGACGAGCAGGTCGAGCGGGAGTGAGAGTCGCCAGACCTTTGCGCCGGCGGCCTCGAGGGCTTCCACGATTGCTGGTTCGTTGCTGTCGCGCTTGGCGGCTCGGCGAAAGATGGTCAAGGTTCCCCCTAGCGTATGCGTGTTCAGGAATCGACGCAGCAACTAAGCCGGTACATCGGTCCGGATTTTTAAGATCGCGTCACGGCGAATCACATACGCTCGCGCTGGACCCATCCACGCACGGAACCAACGCCCGTACTGGTTACGCCCCCACCCGGCCTCGTCCATTTCGGCGTCCGTTAGGCACCGACGCCCATAACCGGGGGCGTGTAGGTCGTATTTGCCAGTCCGGTGCTTGTCGAACGTGCTGGTGGTAGTGAACACCTTGCCGCAGGCGTTGCACAGCGAGACTTTCCCGCGCAGTTTCATGCCGGCCACCAGGTCAGCATGGGCCGACCCTTACAGGCCCGTGGCTCGCCCCGGCGGATGTGGTGCGGTTCCAGTTCCTTGAGGCGGCGGGCGACCGCGTGACGTTCGAGGCCGGTCAACTGTGCCAGCTCGAGGTAGGTGGAGCCGGGGAACTCCCGCACCGCGTCCTTGAGGATTCGCTGGTGAGCGCCGGCAAAGTCTTTGGCGCGATCCCCGGCGCGGTGGCTGGTCTCGGGATCGTCCCGACGCGAACGGGGCGTGTCGGTGTACGGGGCGAAGGCGTCAAGCTGCTGCATGGTGTTCCTCGCATAGCCGCCGCGCTTCCTCTGCGCTCGGCAGATTGGTGGCGATCAGGTGCGGGCCTTCCGGGTGCGACCGAGTAACCCAGCTTTCATAGAAGCCCCGGTGTCCGTTGTCGAACCCGATGGCGCAAACTGAATAACGGCAGCACTTGCTGCGCTGAGCGTAGCGGTCGACCTTCTCCCACTTCATGCGAACAGCCTCCCCTGTGCATAGGCCGCAGCGATGCGCTCGCACGCGATGTCGAAATACTTGCGTTCGATCTCGATGCCGATGAACTTGCGGCCGAGGTTCGCGCAGGCCACGCCGGTGGTGCCGCTGCCCATGAAGGGGTCGAGAGCTACGCCAAGATTCGGAACGATTGCCGCCACTATTTTCTGAATTGTCGGCAACCACTTTTGCGTCGGATGGTCGGCTTTTTCCGCCGCCCTCACGGAATTTCGATAGCTGTCCGCCGATACGACGTTGACGCGCTTCGTGCTGGTGTCGCCAAACCATGCGCCCTTTCTGTACCCGTAAATAGCCAGTTCAAAACCTGATGGCCACCATGTTCCAGGCATCGGGGGCGGCGGACATTCTTTGACAACACAAAACGGTTTCGGCGTTAGGCCGGAACCCCTAGCGGCCTCCGCAACAAGCCTGTACTGCTCGAACCCGCAGAAAACATGGAACGCATTGCACCGATCAAAACTCACTGAAAGAGCTGGGATAACTACGTCCTCGGTGACGCCGGGGCGATCAAAGTGAAATTCCATGCGCCTCGTGCCGTCCAAATCACTTGATCCAAATTTGTTTGGTATCTCGTAAGGCGGATCCGTCACTACCGCATCCACCTTCGGCAGCGTAGGCAGGATTTCCAGGCAGTCGCCGTGGTACAGCGTGGCGTCGCCGATCTGCACGCACTCGCTCACGACAGCCCCCGCAGCCGCTTCACGTCGGCCCAGTTGTTGATCCACGTCGGCCACAGGTGACGCGGGGTCCGGCTGCACCAGTCCCGCCATTGCTGTTCTGCGGCAGGCACCAGCGCGTCCGGGGTGTGCGGCAGGCCCACCACGACACCCTGACGGTTCAGCGGCATCGAAGCGTAGGCGGCGCGGGTGTCATCGTCCCAGAGGTGTCCGAGGCTGTAGGGGTTGTGGCGGGTCACGGACCCATCCCGATTTGAGGGTTGTCGGCAAGGTACTGCTCGAGCGCCTCTATGACCTGGCGCACTTGCGCACGGTCAAGTAAAACCGCGTCTGGCTCATCGTCATACGGGTCTGGCTGTTCGATCCAGACCTTATCCGGCTCACCGGCAGTCCTGACCGTGACGGGAAGCATGTGCGGTAACTCCAGGTAGGTTTTCATGCGGCATTTCCAAGCTGCGGACATGGTTCAACCCCTTTCCCCGTGGTAAGTCCTACCGGGTACTCAGGCTCCCTCCGGGTGTCTCCCGGTCCCGCCACGCGGGTTCCACTACGACCGGGATGCAATGGGGACAGCAGCGCCCGGAATAACGCTTTCCTGACGGGCGGCCGCGTTTCTGGCCCCTGACTAACGGGCGTCAGCCGGGCACAGTATTGCGATGGGGACAGATTTGGTACTATAACCGCAGGCAATACGCCCGCTGGTTTCGATAGCCGCTTTCTATCACCAGCCCCCGGATGCTGTGCCAACAGCGCCGGGGATGTTTTATGAAGGTAGCGCATGGACGCGACTACCGCAAGACATGAATGCGCGCAGGGTAAACCGTTACCGTCACTGCCCGCCGCAGCAAACGGCCCAGCCGGCCGGGTAGCGCACCGAGCCGGCTGGAGCCTCCCACTCAAGCAGCATCCTCCCGCGGGACCAGATCCTCGAGCGGGATCGACGTGCGCTCGTGCAGCCGTCGCAGCATCAGGCCGCCGGGGGTATTGCGCCCTGCTAACCAGTTGCGGACACTCGACTCCGCCGCGCCAATGTCTTTGGCGAGGTCGGCGGGGGTCTTTCCCATGTATTCCAGCCATGCGCGTACTTTGTCCATGCGCGGAAGCATAGGCTCACCAGATGAGCCTGTCAAATTGTTACTTGACAGCCGCTAACTTATTGGCGTATTGTCTACTCATGCCCATCACGGGCGGGAGCGAAAAGATGAGCCTCGCAGGCAAGCAGAACACCAGCCAGTACCACCGCATTCAGGCCAGCGTCAGCCGCCAGGCTGCGGTCTGCTGCGGCTCGCAGGAAAAGGAACTGCGGCAGCGGCACTTGGACGCGGCCAAGCGCCACGAGGAAATGGC